TAGTTCCATCAATCTTTTCAGTAACTACACATTCTTTATGAAGACGGGGAATCTTAGGAAAAGGAACGAACTCGGGGTAGTTTTCAGTCATTAGGTTTCTGTGTGTATAAAGTCATTATAGGGCATTTGAGGGGTCTTTGGAACCCCCCTTGTGCCAGTTGTTCAGGTGTCCTATTAAACTTCCTGAATAATAATTTTCAAACCATTTCCATTATCGGGTATAGTTTTATTAATGAAATAATCATATTTTCCAAAAAATTTACCATAAGAACTAAACTTGGAATGAACCCAACTTTCAACATAATCCTTATACTTTTCTTCATTCTTTAGATAATCATCTTGACCACACCACTCAATAAACATTTCAGGAGTGACTGTGATTTCTGCTGTAATTTTTACTGGTTTCATTTCAGTTTATCAATTAGTTTTAAGACCTTGAATGAAATTATAAAGATCTTGAGGCATTGCGTCTTCTGGAACTTCTGTTGCTCTATGAATAATAATATCCTTTAAAGCAACTTTATGCTCAGGAGATGCTTTTATATATTCAAATCTCATATTTTCTAACTCTTGGAGGGAACCGTCTCTGAAGGACTTTGATTGCTCAAAGGTATTCCTACGAACATTCTCAAACTTAGGTCCAAAGAACGCAGTGAAGATAAGTTGGTGGTAGGCAACACCCCAAAGAAGAGCAACACCACCTACAATAGCAAGAATAGGTTTCATTTGGAAGATACGTTAGATTTGAAAATAGCATTAGCAAGGAAGATGATAGCAAAGTTCTGCCAGAATGTCAGTGTCACACCAAACCAAGACAGAATCACTCCAAGCAACCATGCCTCAAAGAATAGTCCAGCAACAGCAAGGACAATTACACCAAAAGCAAGACCGACAAGTTTCATTGGATTTCGTTGATTACCTGTGTATTATAAGGCATCAAAGGGCACCTGTGGAGTGCCCTTGTGCCAGTTTTCAGATTGCCTCAGTGACGATCTTGGCACCCTTGAACTTGGATCGGGCGCTTTTGTTCTTTGTATCCACACCAGTCACCACGGCAACTTGAGGAGTGCTGGAACCAGTGTAGAGTAGCACATCATTTTTCTTCAGAGCACCAGGAGTACCGACATAATGTGTCTCTTTACCACCCATAGTGGCACTGAAAGTATAAGGCACAACTTCTTCCAGGTCTTTCTTATCAAAGACATGAATTTTACCAGTCCCCTTTTCTTCAATCAGGTATTGGTTGCTACTGTTAGTGCCGATGTGAGTACCATAGGCAACCACACCATCAACAGTGAAAGAATAGAGAGTTTTAGTATCAGTAGTCATTTCAGTTTCCTCATCGTAAAGTTTTAGATCGTAGTCTCGGGCATAAAAAGTTTGTTTGGATTCAAGATACCTACAAGTAAATTGTCCCCCAGAATAACTTGGGGCGTAAGTAACTTCGGCAGGTTTTTTGCCGTATTGTTTGGTGACAATATCACCAACGTTAAATGTTTGTGTCATAATTAAAGAGATTCAACTTGTGAGAGAAGATTATCAATATCCTCCACGGATTGATAACCAATTACATCATCTGTAATGGGAGTATCATAGCAGATTTCCCAGTCTTCTTCAAGTCCTTTGAGAATTGCCACCTCATACAGTCCTGCTTCAGCACCATATGAACCAGGAAATTTTACTACACTCACACCATATCCATTTGGGAAAAAATGTTTCGCTTGAATACCAGAATATGGGTAGTTACGATGTGGAAAGAATGCAAGATCACCAAAATTCATAATCAATTACCAAAACGGGTTTTCCAAAGTTGATTAGATTTATGCCTCATTTGTTCAAGCATTTCATAACGCTGTCGAATCTCAGAGTCTTCATCAAAATCATAAATGCATAGAATTGCAAGATCCATTCCATCAATAGCATGATTCAGAATACTATTCAGAAGATCATGCTCTTCAAAAGTGAATTCTATTGTGACAGGTTGTTGATCACAGTAGTTTTCTTCGGTGAGTTCAGTAGTTTCCATGATTTATTTGAATGAACACGTATATTATAAAGGGCATTCCAGTTTCCCGAAATGCCCCTTGTGACGGTTATTAGATCGTCACACCTCCACGATGTCACCATGAGCACGGGCACGATTCACCAGAGTGCCCCAGGAGGTCAGGGAGCACACTTCAGGATCGTTCATGATGCTGTACCACAGTTGGGCAGTGGCATCGTCCTCCACCTCATAATGGTAGACCTTATCAGAAGTATGATATGATACCAGCACATCATAAGAGTCATTACCTTCAACAGAAGGAATCAGTTCCAACATGCTGATTGCACTCGACTCTTCTTTGGTGAAGGTGCGAGCGATGGTGAAGGGATGACGAGTTTCGGTAATCATAATTTGAGTTTCAAGTGGTAGTGCGGATTTGTTCCGCTTGTTAGTAGTATAAGACCAGAACATGGAATTGGCAATCGGCAGTGTGCCACCTAAAAAACTGGCACAACCTCAACTTCCAAAAATCCTTGTTCCTTAACATGCTTCTCCCACATGCAAGCATCTTCAATTTTATAGAAAGTTGCGATTTGCTTCGATTTGCTTTTCTTTTTGATTTTGTGGTAGATGACTTGGTATTTCATAAGGATTTTCAATGTAAATTTCAATATCTTGAGAATCATCCCAGTGTTTTACAACACCTGCAATAATAAATCCATTCGTAATCAAATAAGAAAGAAAGATCACTGTGCGAATGACAGCAATCTTATCAGACTCTTTATCACACTTGGATGCTTTCTCTCCTAGCGCCTTTGCCCACCATCTCCAGGCGTTTTTAGGTTTCATAGACCGATTCTCTTGACTTAATGTAATTTAGTTCCTCCCATTGATTTGAATAACACAAGACCAACAATCTATCGTTACGATGAAGACTACATGCCTGATAGTTAATTAAATCCTTTGGTCTTACATCAACCTCAATAGTAATATATTCTTTATGGGAAAAGTATACCCATCCTTCTACACCTTTAGACCAAGTTACATAATCATTTACCTTGGGAACATACATTGCTCTAATGGGGTGAGTTTGGGTATCATTGCTGAATATGGTGTTGTATCTCCAATATTTACACACTCACCAATGGTCTTACTATTGATTGGGGCGTGGTATTCTTTTGTTTTTGAATTGTAGAATCCCCAAATGCTAGAAACATCACACTTACCACAATAGATGAAATGAGAGTGATTAACAATCCAGATTGAAGTAACATTGCGTTTGAAGTCTTCAAAAACATATGAATAACCTTTGGGTGCTTTGTGAGGAAATTCAGTCAACATCCAAAACTGCACGGAGGTAGTTTGGATTATAACCTGCAGAGAGATAATAGTTCAAACGCTCATCGCACTGCTCCTTAGTCAGACGTTTTGCATTTTCATCAATAACTTGCCAATCATTGGTAAACAATTCTTCAATACGATAAAGTTGTGTCATGTGGTAAATGCCTCCAGAATACCAGACTCATAATCATCTTGTAGTGCGAACTTTTGTGCTTTGAGAATATTCTCTTTTAGTTTTGGATAATAGTTTAGATTAAGTTCATTATCTTCTGCAGCAATCAACTCAAAACATTCATTATCATCTTCCGCAACAACATTCCAAAGTCCACCATCAGAAAAAGGTGCTGGAATAAAATGATCCACCAAATACAGGTACTTCATTGACCTCTTGTGTTTAACATTGATATCATAGGAGGTTTTTATTCAAAAGTCAAGTGTGCGGAAATTAAACTGTCCATAGTTTATTTGATACTATCTTTTCAAGTGTTCCAAGTTTAATACCAAATATATTTGCTATTTCTTGATTTTTATATTTTTTAGAAGAGTGCATTTGACGTATTTGTTCAACTTTATTCCAGTTAAGGATCGCTCTCCCGTTTCTTTCCCCTTTAAGACCTTTTCTACTTGTATCTTCTCTTACTTTTCTTTCATTTTCATATCTTTTAATTTCTTCATTATTTCTTGGTATAAGTTTATATCCTTTATGTTGAATTCTTTTTCCATAAAGAGTTTCATGAAGATGTCCTACATTAAGATGATTGTTTCTACAATACTTTGATAAATTTAGAATTTTTATTCTTTCACCAGATGGCGTTTCTACCAAATATTCTTTACAGAAATATTCTGATGGTTGACCACCTCCAGGAGAAAGATTATACCCATTTTCTACAGTTTTGTATTTGGAAATCCAATGTATCTCTCTATCATCTAAAGTAGATAAATTACATTCCTCTACAATTCCCCAAATAAATCCCTCTTTTCCATATTTCTTAAGAGCATTCGCAAACTTATGATTGCATCTCTTACAATCCATAAAGTGCTCATTGATTCTCAAATTAAGATTATTTTTTACAGTTTGCCCAATGTATTTTTTTCCTGTAAAAATGCAATGAGCACAGTAAACTTTACCTGTTGAAGGCATAACTACTCTGCTGTTGAGTGACATAATATTTATATGATAAAGGAGGCATTTCTGCCTCCTTTCTTACCTGGAAAGTGTCACCCAACGCAGGTATTATTATTTATTTGTGTTTGTCAAGCAATGGATTTGCCTTTCAATTTCATACTTAATAGGCAATAGATGAGAAGCAAAGAAACCAGCATATTCTCCATCTTGCAGTAGACTATAGATGTTTTCTGTTTGTTGAAGAGCAAGAATAAGTCTAGTCTTCTGATCCATAATGTCCACCATTGCGATAGAGTTGTTCTTCAATTTGAGAGTTTGGTTTGTGTAGAATGTGGATGCAATTGGTAAGGACTGCACCAACAATCACACCAACAAGTGTAAAGATTCCAGTAATCATACAAATTCTGCAAGATAATAATCAACAGTTACTTCCATTTTCTCTGCTTCCTTCTCAATCTCACCCCAAAACTTTTCTGTTGCTTCTGCGTAGACTTCAATTTGGTCTTCATTAATTTCCACAAAGTGTTGTGTGAAATCATGATAAGCGCGAGTGAATTCGTTCATTTAGAATATTGGCAATTGGAATGAGAAGTAAATTTGGTGCAGGCATCATATGACTTGATCATTTTCTGATCACGTTCAATCAGAAAGATATTCCATCCGATAATAAACCCAATTCCAGCAATAATCAAGTGACTAGTTTTCAATCCCATGATACATTTTCAACAAGAACACCAGGCATTACATAAGTCCAACCAGTACCAGCAGGTTTGTAATCCCACTTATATTCATACTTATTATGACTGTCCCAAGTCATATATCCTTTCTCTTTATCAAATCGACCCCTAATAGTCAAAGCAAACTTATTAGAGAAAATATTACGAGTACGGAGTGCTCCACTCTTTTCACGAGTCTCAATCACAACACAGGTATCCTCAACGAATTGACCTTGCGATTCAATTCCACAAGAAGTTTCATATCGGAATGGGCGATACGTTTGAGTCTCTTGCGCGACTACAGGAGAAGAAAACAAAAGTGTAGCAAGAACAATCAGTTTTTTCATCCAATTACCCTCCAACAAACAGTAGCGTTGCCCTTACTCGTAGAAGAAATATGAGCAAAGGCAGCATAAGAAAGATCCAGATCAGCGTGACTATATGGACCACGATCATTCACACGTACAATTACTTGTTTTCCGTTGTTTTGATTTGTTACCCTAATTTTACTACCCATAGGTAGATAAGGGTGAGCTGCAGTCCAACGATAAGCATCAAACCGCTCACCGTTAGCAGTTGTTTGCCCATGAAATCCATCTCCAATTCCGTAGTATGTAGCAATACCACAAGCAAGTCCAGCAATCAAAGTTTCAACCATCATTTTAATTCAATGTGATCAAAGATTAGTCAAGAAAGTAATCAGTAGTTTCCTCAAGTTACCCCACAATTATACTGCCTGCATCAGGCGGTTAGGGAAGAACTGTGACACTTGTGGGACTGGCACACCTTGTTTCTCAATTAGATACTGAAGATATAGGGTTTCTTCTTGCTCCCGTGCCCAACGAGAACCAACTTGGATTTCATGATGTTTGAAGAAATGACGGACAACTGCTTTGTGTCCATCTATGATTTCAGTTTCGTAATTCATTATGCTTAAAAGAATTCAGTCATCATTTTTGAAGAGTAACACCAAGTTCCATACCTGCCTTGAATGCTTCATCAAGTGCTTTTTTCATACAAAAAACAGAAACATCATAGAAATCAAGACCGTCCATTCCACGGGTTTCCAGAGTTTCAACATCAAACCATTTCTTTGCAATTTTCTCAAGAAGAATGTTGTAGGTTTCGGCAGTGGTAGTCATTTAATCCAAGGCAATCTTAGGGTTTCTACTACACGATCAATCAGTTCTTTTTTCTTCTTTGGGTCTAGAAGAATTTCTTTAATATTCAATCTTCGAATCATTCCATTCTCTCAGAAATATTATTAACAATATTGCGGGCAAACCTCATAAAATCGTATGGTGAAACATAACCACCAATACATACATTCTCAATAGAATAAAAATCAAGAATATCAGTCTGATTGTAAGTATTCACAATCAACAAACAGGCATCGTAGAGTGCAGCAAGATGCTCATCTTTAGAATGAAAGGAGATTGCGTTGTGGGATGGAAGAGTCATGGGTTCGTTCCCTTGATTACCTTGTAATTATACTGCCTGCAGCAGGCGGTTCGGGAAGTGCTGTGCCACCTGTGAAACTGGTACAGGGGTTTTCTCCAGAATATACTCCAGATATAGCGTTTCTTCTTGCTCCCGTGCCTCAATTTTAGACTTTAATTTTACCTCTTACCCATCCCTCACCAGGACATTCTTTTTTCATAGTATTTTTTATCCCATTATTCCACCAATACAATCCCTTTGTTGAAAATCCATTTTCATTGTATTTTTTACCAATACCTTTTCTATTAATTAATTTTCCAATTCCTCTATTCCACCCCTCACCAGGACACTCTTTACTAACCTTTAATTCTACTCCGTTATTCCACCAATATAATCCTTTTCTACAATTATCATAGTTTATATTTAATCTACCTTCAACCCAATCTTCACCAGGACAATTAATTCTTCTAACAGTTTTTATACCATTATTCCAATATTTTGTATTTTTTGTTGTTGCCATTTTAAGTTTTGACTCTGACAAATGAATCATTCCAGAAACTCCTTCTCCACCATCAGTTCTATTGTGAAGAATACCAGTTCCTAAATCTTTTCTACCAAAGACGGCAATCATATATTTTTCGTGATTAAATGCTTCTTCTTCGGTTAAATTTTGTTTTAGGAAGATTATTCTTAATTTATCTTTTGGTTTTTTACAAGGTCTTCCTTTATTCTCATTAATTCTATTCCCACACCCTTTACCTATGTAATAGGGAGTTTTATCTTCACGCAAATATGCGTAAGTGTAATATTTTTTCATTGTGTCAGGGGTAATGACTTATTAATATTTATAACATAAAATGGGACTTACGCAACTTTTATCACCCCTGACACAAGTTGCTGCCCATCTATTACTATTTACAAAGTCTATTAACAAAACACTGTGAAGTAGGTTTTTTTGATTTCATATATTCTTGATATAACAATATTTCTTCTCTTCTGGCAATTATTTCATGCGGTTGATGCCAATAGTCATAAAATTCCACTGGTTCTTTACAATAAAGCATTTTTCCACGACGGAACTTCAGGGAACCGACTACCCACTGCCGCAGGTGCGTCAGTTCATGCAAAAGAGTTTGTATGTACATCTCCTCATCCATGTAAGTATCAAGTTCAATCAAAAACTCACGAGGGCGATAAGCATATCCAACCATGTCACAGTAACCATTTACACCTTCACGCTTCAAACCACGGTGACGAATCTCTACCTCAATCTTATGGCGTGGAAGAAACTTATTCAGAAACCAAGTGGTAACATCCTGGCAGGTACGTTTAGAGTAACCATATCCAGACATTTCAAAGTAAGACATTGACCCCAATGCAAAAACCAAATAAACGAAGAAATAAAGATCAGTTTGTCAGTTGTTGTCATCAGTTACATCCAAGTCCTGCACCACCAATAAATGCTCCAAGAGGAACTGACCATTTATAACCATCACCCCGACTCATACTAGCAGCAACACCACCACCAAGAATGGCACCCAAAAATGTTCTTGAAGGATCACAATAAGACCTTCTTGATTGTCCACATGGAATTTGCTCCCTGTAGATAAAACCATCATAACCTTCTACCTCACGATAACAAGTTTGATACCGTTGTTGTGCCTGCATAGGAATAGGGAGAAATGTAAGTGGAAGAAGTAAGAATAGTTGTTTCATTGTTCAACGAGCATACAAATAACCACCTGCCCAATCAGCATTCTCAAGCAACCATTCACGATCTTTGATGAGTCGCAGATCATAGCGAACACCTTTGGCAGGTGCTTTCCAACTGGAAGATTTATACATTTCACCAGTTTTCTTATCAATGAAGCAATGAACGCTTCTGCTACCATTCGCATTCATAATGATCTTGTGATACTTGCGACCCGTCTCAGGGTAAAACTCATAATCACAAATACCCTGCTTCAGTTTCTCAATGCAAGCATCATGATACTCTACATCTTCAGTACGAAGTGAATGAGATTTGATACTATAATCAATAAAGTTCTGACGCAGTGCCTCACAGAGAGCGTAGGTGTGTCCCAGAACTACCTCTGCGATGTTCTCCCGTGCCTCTTGCTGGGCAACGTAATCAGCGAAGGATGTGGTCATTGGTTCTCTTGTGAACTGTTCATATTATAAAGGGTCTCCCAGCGAACCAGGAGACCCAATGTGCCAGTTTTTAAAGTGTCACTCAATTCATTGTTCTTTTTTCTTAGTAACTTTACTCTGAACAACTGGTTTTTCAATAACCACCTCTTCAACCTTTACTGGTTCGGGTACTGGTGTTGGTTCTTGAAAAAGATCTGTGAATCTAGACATTTTTTACACTAAGTAACTTTAGATATTTATCCTCAGTCTTCATAAATTCGACACTCAAGTGCATTGGGATGAGAATCGCAGTACAATTCAAGTGCTGATGGATCGTGATCATCTTCTGGATGATGTGCTTTATACGATTCAAGTGCTTCAAGTTCTTCGGCAGTATGTCTACGCATTTGCGGAGATACTGTTGGATCTTCCAAGATTTTTTTATCTTGTTCAATGTGTTGGTTGATATTATCCATTGTTTTGTAGCGTTATGATATATTTATTTTTTGTTAGTTTAACGAATTTCCATTCCAATTCTTTGGGGGAAGTGGATCAGATTTTCCTTCAAGAGAACGAACCATCAATTCGGTGAATTTTTCCATTTTTTCTGGAACAACCTGACTCGGATTGTATTTTATTGCATCTTTGAGGGCAATTAGTTCGTTCCATTCTTCTTGAGTAAGGTCTTTTGTTCCAGTTTTGGAAAGAGTCATAAGTTTCTTGCGTTGGTTCTCAATATTAGCATTTCATCACATAACTATCTAGAAACTTTATAATTTCTTCAGAATTATGTCACATTACTTCATAAAATCATCAAGTGCTTCAAGATCATCTTTGAGTTCTTTTTCCTTTTTTTGGTCGTGATAATAAGACCAGAGAGCATTATGTACTTCCATTAGATGATCAACCCAGAAACCAGCAGGATAGATTCCAAGTGCATCTTGAAGACCACGATGACTGGTTCCTTCTTCTTCTGCCTTACACATAATGTAACAGATTGCCTGAACCATATCAAGTTTATCTTCTTCAGAAAGCATAAAATACTTTCCTATTGCTCTTTGCTTTGCTTCTTCATTTGCCTTCTGAAATTGCTTGCAAGCATCAGAATCCCACCATTCTTGGAGAGAACGACCAAATTCATTAGGTTGTTTTTCAGTCATCATTCTCCAAAAATATTCCCAAAAAATCCAGAGTCACCAAATTTTCGATTTTCCAATTTATCAAGAAGTGCATCAGTGCTTTGGAGAGAATTAATACGAGAAATCATATCAGAGATTACACTACAAACAACTGGACGTTCTTGACGAGCAGCATATGCTAAAGCAGCTCTCAAAGATTGTTCTGCTTCTTTTAGGTTAGTTTCAACAGATTCAGACAATGCCATCAACAATCCTCCATTTTAATTTCTTTAGTCACTTTACGGAGAAGGTAAGACCCATCACGCTGGTCTACCCACTCTACTCGATCTCCTTCTTTTAGATTTGCTACTTCCAACAAATCATCAGGGAAAGTAATAAAGTATTCACCACTTGGACCATCAACTTCAATGGGAAGTTGCCACTTGGTTACTTTATCTTTTATTGTATTTTCACCTGGAAAGTTGCTATTGCGATCTTTGCTTAGAAAATTATCATATGCTTGAATATGACCTTTACCATTACCATTCAGAAGAGCAAGAAGATCATAACAACGACCAGTATGGTGTTTATGGTAATGATATTGCTCATCTACAACACCTTTGATGACATCATAGATTTCTTGTGGCGACGCATCACCATTTACTGAATCGTGTACCCAGTTCTCAAGTTGTTCAAGTGAGTACTTTTTGTAATTAAAGTCCATTAATAAAGTCCTCGATTGCTTGTTCCATAATAACCTGAATCTCCTTAGAAGTCAAGGAATTCATCCAAGACCATTTGGGGTCTTCCTTGTCCCAGTCCATAGTATAAGACCCATCTTCATTTTGAGTGAT